TTTGAAGCATCGGCAATTGGCGTCAGTGGGTACACGCCATCGGCATACAATTACTGCAGCTGGTTATATAGTCGGATCGAAGCGTGCACCAACAGTCCGCCATTCTCAACTAGTTACTCGAAAGTTGGCGGGCGCGGTGACCGTCGCAGTTTGATTACTCCTGCAACATCGTTTGGCATCACTACAACCTATCCATTGACCTCGATTGTTGATGGCAACAGCTGGGGTGGTGTCGGACCGTTAGTCAATGCCGCGAACTCATCCGGTTATTGGATGTTTGACTTCCAGAACATCGCAGCATACATCGATGAGATTGCCTGGTTCGTGGGTGCGGCAACGGCAGCACAGACCTATGCACTTGAGGGATCAAACGATACTTTCAACTGGGATCCGATTGCAACCATTCAAATCAATGACATGACGCCGCGCAAGTTCGCGTCGTTTGTACCTCAAAGCAGTCAAAGGTATCGCTATTTCCGGATGCGGTTGATTGCGGGAGTCACTCAGGCCTCCTACTACAATTGGGAAGCCGAGTTCAAGATCGACTCGTCGGTGCCATTTTCAGTGAACGATAAACTACTGCTGCACTTCGATGGTGCAGATGGTGATACGACTACAACTGACTCGTCACCTTCCAATCATCCATTGACGTTCACGGCCCCTGCCGTGCTCAAGGCAACGCAATCGAGGTTCGGTACAACGTCGTTGCAATGTGGATTGGCGGGTGGTAATGCGCATCTGACCACACCCTATAGTCCTGACTTCGACTTCGGTGTGAACAGTGACTTCACTGTCGAAGCGTGGATATACATGACGGCGTTACCGTCACCGTACTCGGTTATCGTCGGTGGCAATTCTGTTGGTTGGTTTGTGGGCATATGGCCCGCTCCTGATTGGCTTAGGATATGGGCGGCGCCGATTGGTTACTACAGTTTCGGATGGCCAAGTTCAGTTGATAACGGCGCACCGCAAACGAACAAGTGGTACCACGTTGCGGTATCGCGTTGGAACAATGTGCTCTATGGATTCGTCAACGGCATCCCGTGCCCGAACCGCTGGGTGACGCAGTACGACTTCAGTTTGAATGCAGGTAACTTGTTATGGATCGGCGGGCTGGCTTCGTACAACTTCGTTGGTTACCTGGACGAGTTGTGCATACGCAAAGACTTCGCGTACAACACAGGCTTCACGCCACAGACCGGACCTTACCCAGGATGATGCCATGGCACTCAATGTCAACAATATGGAAATCGAGATCGATGGACTTGCTTCAATCGAGGTCTCGACTATTGCACCCGATCAGGATTTGACCAGTAGCGCATACGTCCGCCTCATCCAATTCTACACCGATCCGAAAGGTGATACCAATCGCCGTCCAGTGTTGACGGTCCGCTGCTACGGCGGTAACCAGCAGGACAACGATACCTCCCCGCTGCAGATCGCCGTTCCTCCCGACACCTTCTAACAGGAGATATCTCCATGACCGCTCCCGTCTTTGGCTTGCAATTCATCCAAGTCGACGATCAGGCCCAGCCTGTATATGGCGCCAATATGGACGTCGTCGGATTGGTTGGTCCATGCTCGACCGCCAACCCGCAATTGTTTCCGCTCAACACACCGGTCCTCAGGTTCTCCAACGACACCAACCTCTCCAAGGATCTGGGCACCGATGGGTATCTACTCGACGCCATCAACGGTCTGAATGATCAGTTGGTTGACTTTCAGGTTGCAATTCAGATGGTGATTGTGCGCACCGATTATGGGTCAGCACTCGATGCCAACCAGAAGTTAGAGCAAACGATCGCCAACATCATGGGTCAATCAACCGCCGGTACTGGTGTGTGGGCGTTGACGAAGGCACCGAACTCTCTCTACTGCACACCGCGCGTCATCATCTGTCCCGGGTACACCGGTCAGCTTGCGAACTCACTCGATACCCTGCTGATCAATGCAATCGGCGTTGGTTACATCCCGGATCAGGAATACCAGGTCAACTTCATTACTGGTAACGGTGAAACGAACGGTGCCAACCTTGTGTTGCCAACCGCTCACGTTGTTGCTGATCACAATGGCAACATCAATGACGCCGAAATCTTCATCGACAGTTGGGGCGCATACATGACGGTTGCTCCAATTGCAACCATACCGCCACCTGACGGTCCACCGATTGTTGCCGAACCTGCTGGTGGGCAGTTGATCTTCAATGCCGTTCCTGGTGTTGGTGCGACAGTTGTACTCAACGGTACAACCGTGACGTTCGTTGCCCCGACAACTACACCATCCGGCAATCAGGTACACACCGCTCCCGATCTTGGTACGGCGTTGACCAACCTGCAGACGTTCCTGTCGGCATCGTCCGACTCGAATATTCAGCGGCTGCAGTACACGTTGAACGGTGGCACCATGACGATGGTCAGCAAGACCCCGGGCGCTGCCGACAATGCCTTCACGCTCGGTGGCACCGTCACTGGCATGTCGGTCTCTGGTCCGACATTGAAAGGTGGCCAGGATGCGGCGGCAGCGGTGCAGGCAACGTTGGATGCGACGATTGCACTCGGGGCAAATCCTGTGTGCGCATCTCTCGGCCCTGTGTGTGATCAACTGATTGGTCATGCGATTGTTGAAAGCCCGGGCACGTCAACCATCGGCGACTTCAATTGGCGCGACACGCTCAACCATCAACGGTTGATTGGTTTGAGTGGTGGCTGCAAGGTGATCGATCCCGTCTCGGGCAACGTCGTCGTCAAACCGTTGGCACCGCGCGTGGCTGGGTTGCTGATCGGTCGTGACTTCGCGACCGGGTACCCGTTCCACTCCTGCGCCAATCAACCGATCCAAGGCATCGTCGGTCCGGCACGCACCATCAGCTTCTCCCTCACTGACGGTTCAACCGAAGGTCAGGTGTTGCTGTCGGGCAATATCGGCATCGTGGTGCGCGGGCTGATCGGTGTCGAGACCGCGATTAGTTCGGGAGGCTTCGTGTTCGTTGGCACCGACAACATGGGAGACGATGAGCTCTGGCGTTTCTACAACGTGAAGAGGGGTCGTGATTATATTCATCTTTCTCTCATGCCCGCGCTGCGCACTTATCTTGGTCGTAGCAATATTGATCGCCAGACAGTGGCCAATGTACTTCTGACGATCAAGGGCTTCCTGGCGACGTTGAAGGCGTTGCAGCTCATCATTGACTACAACGTCAACTTCCAGGGTTCCTTGAACTCGGCATCCGAGATCAGACTTGGGCACCTGACCGTCGGATTCCAGGCAGAGGAACCGCCAGTCCTGAGACGCATCACAACCATGTCGGCACGGTACGCTCCTGCAATCGACATGATGGTTCAGCAACTGCAGCAACAACTGAACCTGCAAGGTTAGGGATCCTAAACCATATTCAATCATCGCATGATCTGATCATGCCGCGCACGGCATGATTGAAAATCGGGACTGGGAGGGGCGTACGTGGCGCAAACGACCCCTCCCCTATCGCGACATAGGGCCAAGAGCGAACCGCACGTAGACCCATTTAATGGGTCCTGACAGCGGGACCGCAGGAGACAAACATTGCCGAGTACTCCCGTACTGTCGATGGAGGCCGCGAACCTGTTTTGCGGTAAAGGAGCTTCAACTAGTGCATCGACGCATCTGGTGCTGACGCAGGTTAAGCTTCCTTCGTTTGACATAAACTATGTTGACCATCGCCCGGGCGGTGCGCCGGTCGGTGTTGAGATCGATACGATCTGCAACCATCTGGAATGCACGTTCGTCACGTTGGGGCTTCAACCAGGCATCCTGTCGATGCTACGGTCCTTGTCGTTCGATGACCACTACTTTGAATTCTATGGCGTACTGCGTGATCAGATCGAAGGTTCATTGTGGCAGGCGGTTGCCCGCATGACGGGACAGCTCGCCCGCGCCGATCCAACGCCTTTCGACAAGGGTGATGTGCTGCACACCCAATACTCGATCCGCGGCATGACGCATTACGAGTTGAATGTCGCGGGGCAGGAAGTTTATTTTTGGGACTTCGCTCAGAACATATTCCGAACTGGAAGTCCCACCTTCGCACCGACGTTTGGTTAAGGAATGGTTTAGAAAGGAGACTAGCATATGCCTAATCCAGTCTGGACTATGGAGGAAGCAAATCTGTTTTGCGGCGCTGGTGCCTCAGACAGTGCGCATTCCAACCATCTGATCCTGACCGAGCTGAAGTTGCCTGGTCTGGATCAGCAATATGTCGATCACCGTGGCAGCGGCTCTCCCGTTGCAATCGAACTATCAACCATCATGGGCCGGCTTGAGTGCACATTCATGCTGGTTGGCTTCACCCCACAGGTGATGGAATTGTTACGGTCGTGGTCAGCAACATCGCAATGGTTTACAGCATACGGTGTGATCCGCGACCAGGTAACGGGTGATCTCGCGCAAGCGGCTGCCGCAATCAAGGGACAGCTCGCACGTGTCGATCCACAAAACTGGCGACGTGGTGACATCCTGCACACCGCATACTCGATCAGGGCCATTCGACATTACGAGCTGCAGATCGCCGGCGAACAAATCTACTACTGGGATTTCGCCGAGAACACGTTCATCGTGGACAACATCGATCAGAACTTGCAGATCAACTCGTACCTTAACGTTGGCGCGGTCACTGTCACGCCGGCGTTGGTCACGACTGGTCCGTTCGTGCCGGCGCCATAATCCATGCCGACGACAACACTTAAGCGCGACAACTCGTGGATAGTTGAACTCAACACGCCAATCCAAAGCCATCAAGGCGAGATTGACGTGTTGGTTCTGAAGCCCATGTCGCTGGAACAGATCGTGCGGTGGGGTCGCGAGGAGATCCCATCGCAGCTGGCGTTGCTTGCAGAGATGTGTGGTGTGCAGGAACGCCTGCTGCGGTTGTTGGTCGCACCTGACATTGACCGGGTGCTGATCGCCTTCAGCGCGATGTTGCCGCAGTCTGTTCTCACATCACTTCGCGAACGGGGCACACCACTCGCGACGCCGGAAGAGAAGATCGCGCAGGACCCGCAACAGCAAGTACCTATTCCCGATCAGCAGGACCCGCGCTTCCCGCATGTTGATGGAGAAGTCAAACGGTTCCCGACGCCACCGCAATTCAATCAACCGGCGGCGTTACAACCGCGACCTCCGCCACAACCGCCAGCACCAAAGACTGAGAACGTTGGCATCGACGTGAATATGCCTGAGACCATGCGTCCGGTGAGCACCAACCATGCCTGAGACCTATGAACTTGTCATCAATGCACGCAACAACGCCAGTCAGGCGTTGAATGACGTTGGCAAGTCTGTTGATGAGGTCAAAAGGAAGACCGACGATCTCAAGAAGTCGTCGGAAGAATATCACAAAGTAATGATGGAGCGGTTTCGCAATAATGATCAGGCATGGAAGGATGCGATCAGGCGATACCAAGAAGGCGAGCAGGCGGTTAAGAAGACAGAGCAGGCGGCGGTATCCGCCACCAACGTCTTCAGAGACTTTGCCGAAGGCGTGAAGAGCGCGTTCACCGTTACCGCGATTGAAGAGTTCCTGCGTCGTTCGTTCACGGCGTTCGCCGAAATGGAACAGGCAATGTGGCGTGTCAAAAACGCCACCAATGCCAGTGCGGGGGAACTAAAATCTTATCAGGAAACCTTTAACCGGATGGCGGTGGTCACCGGTGAGAGTGCAATTAAGCTGGGTAATGATTTTGCCAGCTTCGCTTCCATCGCAGACATGAGTGGGCGACAGGCACTCAAGGTGTTTGAAGGTATCGGTACCAACGCCAGGTTGGCTGGCGTCAGTGTCGAGCAGATGGGGGCCGCAACGGTTCAAGCATTTGCCGCGATGAAGATCCCGGCAAGTGAGTTGACCGAAGTCATGGGGCAATTGTCAACCTTGTTCCAAGGTCAATCGGCAAGTGTGTTCCTGCGCGACATGCCGCGTTTGGTTGAATTGTTTGCTGACTTGGGCTTCAAAGGTAAGGCGGCGGTTGAAGGAGTTGGTAATGCGCTCTTTGAGATGACGCAGGCCTTGGGTAGTCAAGGCGCCGCAGCTCAACACATTACCAACATAATGAACAACTTGGAATCTGGCTCTTCCAAGTGGGCGCGTGCGATGTTGCCTGAGATGAATAGACTGGAAGCGGCGCATGCCACCGCCGAGCAGGTTATGGAGTCGGTATATCGACAGTTCGAGCGGTGGCACGTTTACAGTGGCACGGTGGCGCAGCGCGTTGCAGCAATGCGGGCGTTAGGCATCCAGCCCGGTGACGCACGCGCTGTCCAGGAGATGCATGACAAGTACCATGCGCTAAACGAGCAGTTAGCTCGCGGTGAGATAAGTCGTGAGAACTACCACAAGAAGTTAAGAGAAATTAACGAACTCTCCCTGACTTCGTTGCAGGCATTGGGTGCGGCATTTGAAGAAGTTGCCGTTGCAACCGGTGACTTCATGAAGTCAC